CTAACACCAATCTTGTCATATACTTTAGCTTCGTATGTAACTCCACCTTCAAAACGGTTTGCTGTTTTGCCTGTGTTGTCTTCGTGACGGAACTCTTGTTTAACGTCGGCTTTGAAACCATTACCAATCGCTGTACCAACTTGTAGATTGATACCTGCTTGGTCATTGGCAGCGTTAGTGTAGTTGTAATGTACACCTTCTAACTTGATATAGCTTTCTTCAGCCATTGCTACTGTGCCGAATGCTAATCCAGCGATAAGTGTTGCGATTAAACTTTTTTTCATCGTTTTTCCTCGTTTATGAATTTGTTGCAAAAAAGCCACAAAACGAAATTTTGTTGCCTTTTAGCCACGCTTTTATTTATATACAGGAAGCGTAGGTAATAATATTACTTAATGATCGATCAATAACGATAACTATCAGATTTATATGGGCCATCAACCTTGACGCTGATATATTCTGCCTGTGCCTCTGTTAAAGCAGTAAGCGTAGCACCAATTTTATCTAAATGCAACTTAGCTACCTTTTCATCTAGATGTTTAGGTAGTAGGTATAAATGACCTATTTGATAATCATCAAAGTTATTGAACATTTCAATCTGTGCTATAACTTGATTAGTAAAGCTGTTTGACATAACATAGCTCGGATGGCCTGTAGCACAGCCTAGGTTAACTAGACGACCTTTGGCTAAGATGATGATCTTATTACCATTTGGTAATGTCACATGATCAACCTGTGGTTTGATTTCATCCCAGATTAAATCTTGTATACCGGCGATGTCAATCTCACTGTCAAAGTGACCAATATTACAGACGATGCTATTGTGTTTCATTTTCAACATGTGTTCACGGGTGATAACGTCAATGTTGCCTGTAGCTGTTACAAAGATATCTGCTTTGTCTGCGGCATAGTCCATAGTAACTACTCGATATCCTTCCATCGCCGCCTGTAGTGCGCAGATTGGATCTATTTCAGTTACCCATACTTGAGCACTTAGGGCACGCAGTGCGGCCGCTGATCCTTTACCCACATCACCGAACCCTGCCACAACTGCGATCTTACCTGCGATCATCACATCAGTGGCACGTTTGATCCCATCCACCAATGATTCACGGCAACCATACAAGTTATCAAACTTGCTTTTAGTCACACTATCGTTTACGTTGATAGCACGTAGTTTAAACTTGCCTTCTGCGATAGCTTCATTGATCTTATGGATACCTGTGGTAGTTTCTTCTGTAACACCACGGATACCTTCTAGTAAGTGCGGATGTTTCTCATGGACGTACCAAGTTAGGTCATGACCATCATCCAGCAACATATTTGGCTGCCAATCGTTTGGACCACTGACTGTCTGTTCAATACACCACCAGTATTCTTCTTCTGTTTCACCTTTCCAGGCAAATACTGGAATACCTTGATCAGCTAGTGCGGCGGCGGCGTGATCCTGTGTAGAAAATATGTTACATGAACTCCAACGCACTTCTGCACCTAATGCTACTAGTGTTTCTACCAATACCGCTGTCTGGATAGTCATGTGCAATGAACCAGCGATACGAGCACCTCGAAGTGGTTGCTGATCCTTATATTCATCTCTGATGGCTATCAATCCTGGCATTTCAGTTTCAGCGATAGCGATTTCTTTATGCCCCCAGGCAGCTAAACTTATATCTTTTATTTTATAATCCATATCAATCCTTGTGATGTTGCCAAATTTGATCAGTGCCGCCTAGATGGCCCCAGTCACTGTCTACTGTCATTCTACTACTTATACCGCCTCGTGGGCGATACTCAATTTCAATACGGATTCGATCTGGCTCATAGACTGCTTTAAGATCTTTATACATGACATCTAATGCTCGTTCATAGCTAAGACGTGTATCTCGATATTGGAATATGTATTGCTTGAGGCTTTTCAATTCAATGGTCCTGTCTTTGCCATAGAACCAAATAGTGACATCACCGAAGTCTGGTTGATTGGCTCCGCCAAGAAAGGTAAACTCAGGTATGCTGATACGTTGTTCATAGCCCCTAGCCGCGTTAGGTAGACTTTTTAATATACCGCGATCTATGCTATCCCAGAGTTTCTTTTCCATATTATTCCTTTTTTAAATCCAATCTACGTAAGATTTTACCTGTATTTGAGACAAATTTTCCATCTGGAACATCTTTCAATACTGTACTTCCTGCCATGATCTTTACATCATCGCCAATCACCATGGTTCGATTACCGTATCCATTTACTATGTTTGATCCACACCCAATCATAACATTGTTACCCACATTTATAAATCCAGCTATAAAACTATAAGGAGTTAAGATAACATTTTCACCAAGACTTACATCATGTGCAATGGCCGACCCGCTGTCAAGAAAACAAAAATCACCTATATGAGACTTGGCTCTTATATAGCAATTTCGAGCTATGATCACACTTGAACCAACATAGGTTTTTGAACTTACATAAGCAGTCGGGTGTATGAGATTAGCTGCTGGCAATCTACGGTCTTTAAAAATTTTAATTCTTTTCTTGCGTAAATTATCACCATTATGTTCAAAATTCTTTAGATTACTATGCCCAGCATAATTAGAACTTAAAACAAAATCATATTTTCTAATATCTTCATCAGTGATTTCATCTTCATTGCCAATAAACGGTATACCATCTATGCTATCTGTGTTACCGTAGAAGTATTTGTCAAATATGCCTGCAATTTCTAATCCCATTTCATCAGCAATATCTACTAACAGATCCAGACCGGCTCGGTATCCAACTAGTGCTATTGGTTTTCTCATGTTGGATTCGGCACTCCTAGACTATCATCGATTTTATTTTTAGCAGCCACTGCTTGTATCTCATCAAACATTGCCTGACCTCTGCGCACACTGTCATATTCCAATGGTGGACGATCATTCACATTACCGATATGTTTAATAATTTTTCCTGAGATATCAAATTCACCAGGCAATATGGCATTATTCCACAGCCACGGACAGGTATGATGTGTATTATGATATCCTTCTCCCATCAATAAAAATTGCCATACATGTGAATTATATGTATAATCATCACTCTTATAAATTCGCCATGTGTCTTTCCTATATCCAAAACGACCATTAGTAGGAATATGTGCTATAACTGTAACCCAACTGATACCAGTAAACACATATAACACCGGTAAACAATAGAAATATCCTGCATATATAGGATCGATTAAAAATAGTCCCATGGCATAAGCATAGATGACTTTATAATAATTCTTATGGAACCATTTGTGGCCTGGATCTATCGTTAGATCTTTGATCAACATAGGACTAATGGGATAAGTCGGAAAATAATAAAAATATACTTTGATTTTATGCCATAGACTGCCTGCCGGTCGATGTGGATCTCCTGCTTTATCAGTGAATCTATGATGTTCTCGATGACCCGCAGCCCAACTGATAGTACTGCCTAATGTGCAGAGTGTTCCAAAGAATAATATTAATGTTTTCCAAAAGTAATTTTTAGGTGCGAATGTTCTATGGCTCGCCCATTTATGTAGACAGACACTGACTCCGATACCAAATAACAACCAACCACCTATTACTGCTAGTAAAAACAATTTCCAATCAAAGAAAAATATTAAAGTAATTGCACTACCTGCATAAGCGATAGCCTGTGCGATCTTTACCTTGCTGTCGTTGGTGTAAATTTTAGTTTCAAATAGTACGCATAATATTGGTAACACAGCTAGAACTGTAGATACAGTCCAACTAGGTGACATCAATGATATCAAGCCAGCGGCTATCAGAGTGTATAATACTAAAAATGTTAAATGTATAGATTGTTTAGTCATGTGTATTCTCTTAAAAATTATTAAAATTGCTAGTAGAATACCTACATACGGGCGGCGTTATGTTGTTTTACAACAGTAAAAGGGTACTACCCTAAGCGTCTGAGATACCGGCGTCAATAAACCATTGGCGCTGCAATATTATTTATTTCATATTGTAGGGTTTGTGTTATTTTTATTAGGTGCTTTCTGTGACATAGATGGGTCGCTGAACTTGCGATTCTTACCATTTGTGAAGTCATTGACTGCACCTATCATCAATTTTTTGAAGATATTGCGTGCTGTCTTGTCTTGGATGTTGCCTAGCTTGATCTTGTTCATCTTGTCAAGTTTGAAGCTTGCGTTGGTTTTTGCCATGTTTGGTCCTTATCTGAGTTTAGTTAAATATTCTTGACCAATTATTCCTTGGTCAATTTCACATAGTGCTTCGACTACAGGTTTATTTTCGTGTCGAGTGCAGTCGCCATTTTTTCCAGCGAAAGTGCGTTTGCTGGCGATTTCACGGGCTCGAGCCGCACCGGCGAGAATCATCTTATAACGACTACCACCAAATGCCTTTACGCAGTTGTCAATATTGTAGCGTTCAACGGTATTTTTTACAGATTTCTGTGACATTGATAGACTCCATAATTATTGAAATACAGTTAATTATAACAATTTTAAAGACAAAGGTCAACAGATTTTTATGATTTTACTACTTCGCTAGCGACATTCACCAGGACGATGTTTTTGTCACCTTTACCGATAGCTCTCTTATAAGCGGCGGCATAAACACGCACACCAGGTATACCAATAGCAGCGATATTACGACTAGAATCGTTGCGAATTAACCACATCATCAGGTGACTTTCTGGTATGTCTTCTTTGGTTTTTATAACTGCATGGGCTTGGATAGTTACATTGACTCCATCTTGAACAAAATGTTCAGGTAAGAAAGTTTGGATTATTATGCCGCCTTCAGGATTGATATCCCCACCAAATATCACATGCTGTGCTTCTTGTTCTGTAGGTTCAACCACGATTTCTTTATTAATTTTAAAAATACCAGGCTTCTCTGTTTTTAATAGTTTGACGTGGCCTTCTTTGCGCAATTTTTTAATTAATGTTCCTGCTTTAGCACCATAATAAGTGTCTGCACTTTCCCAATATTCAGCATTTATCTTTTTGATAGATACCGGTAAATGTCCCCGTGGACTACGCAATACAATATCAGCTTTTTTAACTTCACCACCATGTTTACGTGTTCCTGAGCTTCTGCCTGAAATGTCCACTTGTGTGACATTTTTAATTCTAAGTTTTCTTTTTTGATCATCAACGAATGTTACATTAGCAGATCCATGATCTTTAATGACTTTCTCAATCATGGCTGCTATGGCTTTTTCGTTGCCAATTCCAGCACTATTATCACCTTTTTTACCTATGTCTTTGACATAGATCTTTGTTGGATTATCGGGAAATACTATACGTCCTATGCTACTGCCCACGGGATCATATGCGGCTTTGGCTGATTTGAGGCTTTTTAACAGTATTAGTAGTGTTTCTTTCCTAAAAGCGTCTTTATTCTTTGGCGGAGTATCGATCAATACTTCAATATTATTGCCATTGACGAGGGTTTTAAGTTTGATTTTTTTAAGGAAAGCTAGTATTGCAGGTTCTGGGGCTTCCTTGAGAACGATGTTTTCTACTATATCTCTGATTTTCATGATATAGTATTTATCTACGTTCTATATCATCTTCGTCACAGGCGATTCCGTATTGGATTTCAACGATTTTACAAGATACGTCGTAGGGATTACTTAATCTATGCCAGGCTTCTGCTGGCAATGTAAACTGCTCATGATTATCTAACTCTTGGGTGAAAAGATCTTCCCCATCAAAGGCAGCTTCTACGACACAGCGTCCTTCAGCTATGTGCCAATGTTCATCACGGTCATAGTGACGTTGCATGGTTAGGCTTTGCCCTGGTTCTATGGTTAGTTCTTTGACTTTAGTACCCTGTACTTCGTGTAGGACACGATAATAGCCCCATGGTCGATTTGTTTTAGGTGCTTTCCATTCTTCTAGGATCCAGCTACTTGAATTCTTTTTTGTAGTACCACCTACACCAAATTCAAATTTGACGTCAGGTTCTGACATTTCTGGAATATTATCTGCTGTGCGATCTCCACCGTTGGCAAAGATGATTTCACTGTTTGGGTACATGATCTTGACATTGCGGATAGCTTCAATGGCATGATCTTCAGTATCGTTGAACAATATACAGTGATCTACCATCTTGAGATTTTCAATGATCTGCACACGCTCATGGCTGGGCATGAACTCACGACCTTTCTTACGTCTGAGCCAACTGTCGCTGTTTACACCAACTACTAGGATATCTCCTAGGCGTCTGGCTGCCTTGAAGTACTCTATATGCCCCGAATGTAGAGGATCGAATCCTCCTGTGACTAGGACTACTCTATTTACCATGTTTATAGCTTTTCCTTGTTGGGGGAGTGCTTTTAATTACTAAAGGTTTAAGTAGCTGTGTTTCTTTTGATTTAGGTTTGGCTTGTTCTACTGTTGATTTTTCTGAATGGGTAACTTCGTTAAAGACTCCAGTAGTTTCTGTAGCTGGCGGAAATTCCATCATTTGGCTCTGATAATCAATGAAGTACAATTCTTTATCTAACCATGGCATGCAAATTTCTTCTTGTTTAAGATATCCATTGGCATTAACGCTGTCAACTATAGTCGGATGCAAGAGATTTTTGTCAATGAGATCATACCAAGTAGTAGTCAAAGGATCCATTGGTGCTACATCGGTCTTGTATACAGCCATATTAATCCACGGATCTTGAAACTTTTTAAGTAGGTATGCATCACGACAATCAAATCCGTTAACTGCTAGCATATAGATTAGATTAACGGGATTGTAATGAAAATAGCATCCGCTGTACCCTCTACTATAATGCCTGCCATATTCAATACCTGTGTGTTGCGGCACTGTTAATAATAACATGCCATTTACGGTCATGTAATTGTTCCACATTCGTAGTGTTTCTAAAGGATTGATACTGTGTTGTAGGCTGTCATGCGCCCACATTAGATCAATACTTACTGGAAATAGATTAGGACGATCGTAGATATCATGGACTTTGTGTATGTTTTTAAGATCAGGTACTTGTGCTAGACGATCAGCACTATTATCAACAGCAAAACAATTAAAATTATAAGGTTCTGGTGGATCGTTATTGTTCATAAGCGTAGCCCACCAATGGACGTCTTCACCTGTGCCGCATCCCATATCTGCAACATGTCTAAGGCTTTCTAAAAAGGTATCATATTGCTGTACAATCTCTAGTACAGTTAAGCTGTGTCTAGCCAATTGAAGCGTCCTCCATACCTGCTGTACGTAAGCGTGTCACGTGTCCTAACATAAAGTTCTTGCTTTCAAGACCCTTCATGATACCTAACCATTTGTTTCTTAATAGTGCTACTTCGTTGATGATAGTTTCAAAGTCAATAACTTCGTCTTCACCATCAACATACTTTTCAGCATCACGACTAGTCAGCGCACGAGCGTATCCTTCTAGATACTTTTGGAAGTGTTTCTTGCGTATTTTTCTTAACTGAATGTTGAGGTAATTAAGAACTGCTTCAATCTCTTGTAGTTGATTAAAGCGTCGTTCTGTAATTCCGGGCAGGCCAGCAAGATTCTTTTCTATGTTACCATAGACAGTAACTTCCTTTCGTGCGTCTTCTAGTTCCTTTTCATAGTGCTGTATGAAATCTGGAATCGCGCCAAGACTTGCTACTACACGACTATACCACATGTTCATACCTTCCTAACCATGGAAATACAGTTCTCCAATTGGTTCCTCTTCTACGATCTTTTTCATTTAAAAATATAATTAAATTTGCGATTTCTTCATTATTTTGCTCTGACTGTAATATCTGATTTAAAATACCTTCCATATATTCATATGCTAATATATTTTCTTCAGAATCTCTAGGAAGCAAGGAAAATATTTTTTTTGCATCTTGTTCAAACTCTTTGCCAAATATTTCGCCTTTCATGTACGATGGACCAGGAGTAACTCCGCTAAACCAATGTCCAACTTTTCTGTTTTTACGCCAGATGGATAATTTTAATAACAATTCTGGCATAGTTTTAATAGTCAATACTGATATAGTCTGATTTATATTTAAATGGATCCATTTGGTTTCTAAAAGTAAGTTAAAGTTTTCTTCCCAATGATCAAGTTTTATCCCCCATCTGGCGTATTCCTGTTCGGTTCCCCAACAGTCAATGCTACAGGTTATATCTATTCTTTTTAACTTTCTATTGGTTAATAACTGTTTAAATTTTAAAATAAATTTCTCTAAAGTTTTTTTTGGAACCATTAGATTAGTCACTATATTAAGCTCGCATTCTGGATTGGGATTCTTTTCTATCATATCTAATAACTTATCAAATTCTTTCTGATATAAAGGTTCTCCACCTAATATATGCAAGCGTTTTAATGTAGAGAATCCTGTTTCCATCCATTGCCAAAAATATGGCATTAGATCTTTAAAATAGTTAGTACCATTGGTTAATATTACTCCTTTCTGTGAAAATTCGCCAAATTTTCTATTTTCGGACTCAATAGTAGAACTCAATGATCCATCTGAGGGACAATATAAACACCCTAAATTACAGGCATTATTAAAATATACTTCAAGTATCGTTGGAGATACTATAGTTGCTTCAGAATTTATTTCAAGTTCAGTCGGGGATAAATTTGGTATAGATAGTTGTCTGATTCTGTCACTCACTCCTCCTATTTCTTCAATTTTTCGACAGTACCCACAGCTTTCCTTAGGCCAATTTCCCTGCAACATTTGTTGCCGATTATTAAGTTTCAGAGGTGTATTATGAAAATTGCTAAAATTTTCAGGGGTAATCTCTGAATACGCAGTTCTATGACAACTGCCAGTGATGCCACTATTTAAATATATAGTGCTCCAGGCCCATTTAAGTTGACAAGCGGTAGCTGTTTTTATTGGAAAATACTTTTTTTCAGACATTAATAGTCATCACCGTCATCTTCTTCATCGGCGATCGCTTGATCTTCTTCATCTCCGAGATATTCTTTAACAGCACGACCTAGATAAGCATCAGTGCCGCCAAAGGTTTTAAGCTCACTCTCAGTGATGTTGTGGTCAGCCGCAACACTGACTACATGATCCGCAGCCGCTTGTCGATCTTTAGGATTGATATACTCTTTGCAAGTAAGCCAAACTTCGCTGGCGATATCTAATTCGATGCTCATTCTGCGGTCTCCTCTTCTGTTTCTTCAACTACTTTCGATTCAGTACTTAGCAGGGTTACGTTAGAACTAAGTTCTTTCATTACTTTGTCCAAACAACCATCTTCGTTACGTTCCCATGCTTTGCGGAATTGTTTAATAGTCGTTTTATTAGCAAAGGTATAGACTAAACTGTTACCTTCTTTTGTCAACAAGCTCTTAGCTTCTAACATGTCTGTTAAGCCGCTATATGGACTCATACCAGTTTCATATGGAATCTCAACTTGTACTGACTCAAACGGTTTAGCATAACGTGTCTTCATGATCTTACAAGCAGCACGGATACCGTTGACTGTTGTAGTCTTATTACCATCAGCGTCTGTTTTGAGTTTAAGTTTACGCATCGCAACTACGATTGAACTTGCATAGATAAAGCCTTGTCCGCCTGATATCTTATCATCTGGATCAAACATATCCTGACTTGCGTATGTATGGTTCGTACAAACCAAGCCTAAGTTCAATGTACCAAACATGTTCACGCAGTTACGAACAAGTGCTGTAAGTGCTTTAGGTTTACGACCCATATCACCTTTCATCTCACCTGCTTCAAACTGGTTAACGTCTGTCGGAGTTAACATCATACCTAAACTGTCTAAGACAAATAATACCTTAGGACGGTCTTCTTCTGGAAGTGTACGATACTCTTTAACAAAGTCGCTAATAACCTTGGCCACGTCATCGATCATAGCCATGTTCAATTTCAGTAGCTTGTCTTCGGTAGTATCTACACCAAGTGCGTGTAACCATGCTTCATCAAGTGCATTTTCTGTATCAATCAAGATAACATAAATGCCTTGTTCTTGTGCGTGTCTTACGATATTACCTGAACAGATAAAACTTTTACCTGCGCCCGATTCGCCTGCAAATACAGTTACTTTACCCATCGGAATTCCTCTTTCAAAATTGCCAGATAGTAAGTAGTTTAATGTGTAGTTGCCAGTGCTGATCCAATCTGTTGGATCGTTAAAGCCAATACCCAAGCCATCAATGCTCTTGGTGATTGACTTTCTAAATTTTGATATATCGAATGGTTTTGCCATAATGTGTCCTCGTTGAAATAACTGGGTAGAACCTAAGCTCTACCCGTTACCTTTACTTATTAAGATGTCTTTTGACGGTTGCGGATCATCGCTAGGATGTCTTCAGCTCTAGCCGCGCTACCTGCTGGAGGTGTTGCAACTGGTGCTGTAGGAGCCACTGGAGCAGCCTCTGCAACTACCGGAGTAACCACAGCCGGAGCAGTTTCAAATTCTTCATCTGCCACTGCTGGTGTTGCTGTTTGTGCTACAGGTGTAGCTGATTCAGCTGAGACGATTGTCACACCTCTTGGCTTGTAATAATTGCCCCAACGTTCTGCATCGTATGCTTGACCATCTACCGAAGCTTCAAACATTTCTTTCATGACTTTTAATTCAACTTCGCTTGGTTTCTTAGGTAAGAAATCTTTCAAGTTGTATAAGCCATGAGTTTCAATAGCCGCAGCTTCTTCTGCTGTTAATGCAGATTCTTTACGTGACCATTTACTAGTTGAATAGTCGGCATAACCACCTTTTGATGTTTTAGTGACTGTGAAGTCTAAACCACCTTGGTAGTCTGTTGGTAAGTTTTCTAACTCTGGATCAAGTAGTGCTGATTTGATCAAGTTAAAAATCTGTGGACTAATGATAAATCTACGAATTGGATTTTCTGGTGTCTTATCATCACTGATAGGATTCTCACGCACAAAACCTTGGAACAAGTATGAACGTTTCTTCCAATACTTACGACCCATTTCTTCTAGACTAGTGTCTTTGAACCAAGTACGTACTTCTGCTAAGATTGGACATGCTTCGCCCCACATCTCAACGCATGGTACTTGTACAGTGACTGGTTTACTATCTGATTGGCCTTTTACACCAGCAAATGGTAAATTGATCATTGCTCGTTCTGCCCAAAAGAATGTGTTTTTTGTGTCTGCGTCTGGAAGGAATCTAATGCGAGCGTTTGTGCCTTCTTGGATGTTCCAGTGTGCGTAGATAGCGTTGTCGCCACCTGTTTGTGAATTACCGCCTGTGCCACGGTTTTCTTGTGCTTGTAACTTTGCACGGATTTCTGCTAATGATGTTGCCATGTTATTACTCCTTGTGTTTTAAGTTGGTCTTTAATATGCCTAAACGTACTATGCATTTATATATAATACGCTATAATTATTTATCTCGCAATGGTTATTTTCAATAATTTTTTACCAAATAGGGCAAAAGCTCATCAACTAACCTATGATATCCTTGTAAATTTGGATGTACTTCGTTCCAATGTTTATATATCAATTCCAATTTATCTTCAGCGTCAATGGTTAATTGTTTGAATGCTGTGCCAACATTGGACATAAATTCTTTATCATTGACCAGCAGTGAATACCATTCAGGATCACTCATATAAACATCTCGTTTCAGTTCTGGTATTAATAGTTTAGTGGCGCTAGGTACAACAGCTATCAAATTACTATATCGTGATATGCTTGGATGTAGTTGACTCCAACACCCTAACATTAATATTTTCTTATCATGTTTTACTGCAAATGAATTAAGCCTGGTATAGAATCTATCAAAGTAATTATCAATAATTTCATCCAATGACGTATACTGTCTCAAAGATATTATAAACTCCTGTTCTAAAGTTTTCCAACGAGTTTCGGTATCTTCAGGATATTGTTTAGCATAGTAATATCTTTCTCTAAATATATCTGTTTGTAGAAATACTATATGATCAACTGATTCTAAATCAAAATTTACTTTGTCTCTGATATCTGCACCAAATAAACAACTGCCTGTGTCTTGCCATTTACCTTCTAATCGATCTAACATCAGTGCATTGGATATGCCCATTTTGCTAATATTAATCACATCATAACCCATTTCTGTCAGGATAGAATGTATACCTTCTCCTGTTGGCCTATAAGAGTCTCCTTGTCCAGTGAAGACACCAACTCCCCAACTATCACCTGCTATTAATATATTTGCCATATGTTTGTCTATTATGTTCAAGCGTTGGTATCAGTTCTTGATGTATCTGTGATAATTCTTCTAGCGATTTGGTCGCTAGTCTATCTATTTCCTTTTTAATAGCTTGTAATCTAAGATAGTTATTTTCTATAGTATCATAGGTTTCATCTATCCAAGGACTGAAAGTCTTAAACCCAAAGGTTTTAATTTTTTCTAAGATCCCGTGGCCACCCATGACTAAGAATGGTTTGCCTATGTACAAGTTTTTCACAGTCTTTTCGGTGATCCACTCAGTGGTTATGCAATCTGTTTCTACTATGATTTCTAAAAAATATTCATTGTAGGGCTTACGGTTACTTCCCACTATCATCTCATGATCATATACTCGCATAGGAAATAATTGATCATATATGATCGGAGTGTTAGCATTGGCCCATGTGAGTTCTTCTTGCCAATATTCTTTTAATTTCCAATCATGTAGCATGCCTGGTTCTTGATATGAAATGTATGCGTCATCTTTGTATTTTTCTTGTAGATGTCTAGCTATCATTAATCGATAAAATGTACCCCTATGGAACCACACAGCAAATTTTTTACTGAATGGTACCTGAGGAATTTCTATGTCTTTTATCACTGGATACAAGACTCGGCACCAATGTGGAACAGATTCTCTGACGATGACAGTAACATTAGGTATATCAGTTTTTTCTCTACAGACCAATGCACAGGTATCTGAGGTAAGTTTAAAAATATCAACTATATTAGAGATTACCTGTTTAGCGTTTGACAGTTGTATTATGCTGCCATCTTCTGATAGAAACATGAACCTTTTACCTTGTCCTGATTTGTGTAACAAATATATCAGCTGGTCAACTCCACGTAGAGAATAATCTCTTTCAAACAAGCAGTCAAGATTGACTACCAGAACATCATCTATTTCTAATATAGTTACGAATCTATCATGATATGGTAAAGGTATGATTTTTTCTTGGAAAAATTTTGCTAGATTTAACATATAAATACTTATCAGACAAAAGAAAAGGCACTATAAAAGTGCCTTTGTCTTGTGATATTGTATCTTATTTTACGCCTGCTAGTTTTTGAAACTGTTGTGGAGTATTAATGTCACTGACTGGTGCATTGATTTTTGGTTGCATCTTTGGTATTGCACCACCTGTGATCGCTGCTTTGAGTTTTTGCCATAGTTGTGTAACTGGGCCTGGAGTTTCTGCTACTGGTTTTAAGTCTGTAAAATGTACTGTTATGGTTGTGCCATTAGCTAGATCAACTACTAGACTGTTTGAGAAACGTTTAGGATCTGCTATTGCTGACACTGTGCCTTTATTACCTTCTTTTGGAATATAAAAGGTCTGTCCTACGAATGATTGCAGTTTGTCTGATATGTCTGCAGAATCTTCTCGCAATGCTCGTTCAAATGCTTCGTGTAGGTCACTGTGTTCCGGTTCAATATCAGTGTCGCGTTCAATTTGATGAACCCAAGCACTAATGTCACTGCTACCAATTTCTTCAACAGGTGCAGCGTATTCTGCTATTTCACGTGCGGCTTCTAATACGCCATCTGGGCCTAGTTTCATTAATAGTTCATGATGGCTGTGTGCGATCCTACGGATGATCGCTGATTGGATCGCTTCAAAACCACCGTCATCATCTTGTCCATCATAAGTTTCTTTTACTTCATCCTTAGATAATTTTTCTGTGCGCTTGCGGGCAACATCGCTCAGATGATGGATTTTGCCAACAGGATCTTTGCCTTTGGTTTTTTCCCAATCACCTTCATGTTCCCAACCTGTTAGTTTGCCTGTCTTTGGATCGTATTTAATTTTATCTTTAGATTCAAATAACTCTTGAATCACTTCTGTTAGTTCATTTTTCATAGCTGCTAATTGTCTAGGTGTTGCCTTTGCTAGCATAGCCTCTACATCACCGTCGGTGGCGTCCCATAATTGGGTCCAGACTGGACAACTATCAAGCATTTCAAAACCTTCATCTTCATGTTTAGCGATTTTACCAAATAACTTGTATACTGTTTTAGCATCTGGGTTCATGGCTTCTTTAACTTCGTCTTTGTATAAATCGTCGATGTCACCTAGGTAACCATCACAAGCATGTTCTTCATCGTTTGGACAATCACCGCCGCAATATTTGCATTCTTCTTTGTCTTCTTTAACTTCATCTTTATCAAATTCAGATTTAGGTACCCAATGGTTTTCATCACAGCAACTAAATTTGTCATCGCGTGGTTCGCCACAGTAAACACATACCTGTTCGTTATCATCTATATCGCGTTCTTCATATACTACACCGTCCATGCCGCCATCACCTGAGCCATAAGTGTTACCTTCATCTACTTCTGGTTGTTCTGCTGGAACGTCTGGGTCACCGATTTCATTTTCGATCTGTTGATAGATATGCGGTAGATGTTCGTATAGCCAACTGCTGACCAGATCTCCAACATCCTTTTCAGGATCTATTTTAGCCACTTCAGCTATCTTATCAAATAGGCGATCATCACCGATGATATTATATAATGCGTTGGTTGCATTTTCTCCATCTACGCCTGCGGGTAAAGGTTTACTCAAGATATCGATCAATTTATCAACATCTTCGTCAGTATTAGGAACCGCCCATGTGCCTTCAGCGATGGTATCAGCCCAATTCACGAATTGTTCTGCAAATCTGTTTTCTTTTTTCATGTTATATGCCTTGTGCACCAGGGGTAGTGCTTCCTCTAAACGATCATCAAATGTGCGTTTCTCAAAACGCTGTTTCATTTCATCTGCATCAACTTCTGGAATAAATGATGTTGATGTTGCTACAAATTGTTCTGCGCATTTCTTATAGCCTTTACGGCCAGTCATGCGTTTAAGTGTGTTGTTTAATAGACCATGATATTCAAATGCCGCTTCTGCCATGGCTTGTGTTTCTTCGTCTTCAAACACACGATGTCTTGTATTGTTTATAAAAGGTTTAAGTTTAGCGCATTCTACTGCCATTTCGCAGATATGTCGACCTAGATCGTCCTGCATACTACCACCATGTTTAAGATGTTGTGCTAGAGCACGACCCAATCTCAGACTTTTTACTGGTAGTTTGAAACGTTCACCTTCTTGTGTTTCAAGATAAATGCTGTTGATATGATGTGTGCGAGCACGGTGATTTTCTGCGTCTTCAATTGCTTTACTGTGGCGAACGATAATACGCACAGGACCTCGACGTTCATAGCTTGATTTACGTGTACCATACAAACTTTCGCTTACTACTTCATCTTTACTATATGTACTATCTGCTTTACTTAGTTGTTGTATATCACGATGCTTTAGTGTTGAACGTGTTATATCACGTGGCTCAAAACTAAGCAAGTTTGATTTAGCGAATCTACGTAATTCCTTGAGGAAACTGTACCAATCATGACGTTGTTCATCATCTAGGTCGTCGCTGATATTCTTGCTGAAATAAACTTTTAGGCTGATTTCGTCAATGATGCTTAGTGTTACATTGCCTAGGTTTACATCATCTATAACATAGTCAAAATTGAAAAAACGTGCTTTTTCTGGATCTTGCGTAGTTTTGGCTTTTTCGTCACCTAAGCTGACATCTTCAAATCTGTCACGGATTTTTTCAAATAAACCTTCTGCGATTTTGTTAATTTCTCTCATGTAAGTATTTATCTATGATATGAAGAACGGCATGGGCTGGACTATATCTTCTAGGCTGTCTTTCATAGTATAGTCAAGCTGACTGTCAAAGCTCTGTAGCATCTGTGCCATGCGTACTATAAGGATTAGGCTCATCACCAGATCGTCGGTTTCACCTGGTTTAGCCGCATAGCTAGCACCGTGGGCTACGAACGTTTTTAGTTCACTTATCAGTGGACGGCTAACGATCATCATGCGTCGTGATTCTATTAGATTTTTAAGTTTAGCACAGGCTGATATTTTAGTTGAATTTGTAGTAGTAAATCCTTTACGATAGCGTCTTCCACCACCCATCTTTTTAGGTTCACTTAGGAATACACCTCGGATATTTTCTTCACCAATCTCGCTGATACTGATCAGTGCAGCTTCACCGACTGTGTTGTTTTCGACGCTGTAATATACATTATTAGGATTTGCCGTTTCAGTTAGATATTTAGTGATTTCTGTTAGAATACCTACCTGTTGCTGTATTGGTGTGCGATTATGTTGCCACTCTGCTACTTGTTTAAGTGTAGGCAATTCAAATACCTGTATGCCAGCAGGATCACCACCAGTACCTAAACTAGGATCTAATGCTACCACATAGGTATAATTAGGTTCTGGTCGTTTATACCAACGCACCTGCCCTTGTCTTTCTATAGGATCTAGGCCATCTAGCTCAATCAAGAAACTAGGATTGATCAGTGTTTCATCCCAGATGATGAATTCACAGTCCATCTCACGGCGAAAACGCTCATCACCTAGCTGTGCTCGTTGCTGTATAGCCCAGGTTTCATCACGATCAGGATGTTCATTCCAATAGCTACGGAATGCTTTGAATCCATTGATGCCTAGTTCGGTTGGATTACCGTATTCATCAAATTGTTTGTTAGCACCTTTCCATAGAGTAGCGAACTGATCCTCATCGCTGTTAGGTGTTGAAGTAATGATACATTTACCACCAGTTGCTAAGGTTGGCGATATTGAAGTCCAGAACTCACGACCAATAGTAGGGCGGACGAAGGCAAACTCATCTGCATATAGTAATGATATACTCATACCTCGACCAGTGTTTTCTGTTGTAGTAGCCGAAACTATGCGACTACCATTGTCAAAGTCTATACTACCTTTGTTGTAACTCACAGCACCAGCACGTATAAAGTCCGGTACGCTTTCATAAGCGTAGCGTATACGTTGCATGATTTCTTGTGAGCCTGTGTATTTGTGTGCGGCAATTAGGATAGTGCTGTCAGCAACGAACATGGC